GCTCCAACGTCACTATCCTCTGATCTACCTACGGAAATATTGCGGGCGTCTTTATATTCGCCGTTAGGCAATAATCTATCATCAAGATCTTTATTCATCTTGGATTTTAGAAACGTATTTTTAATTTCTTGAGCCATTAAATTATGATTTTATCCATTTAGATTTACCTCTCATAACTTGAACTATTTCATCCAACTTAATATTAGATAATCTTATTTTAGCATTTCTTAGTTTAGCTGATCTATCTTTCTTCAAACGCTGTATAACGTACTCTGGTTGATTAATTCTTCCGGCTAATATAGAATATAGTATGTGAGCATATAGTGCATCCTCGGCCATCTTAGGTATCCTAGCGTCTAAGTCATAAGCTAATCCGTCTGAAATATATTCAAGTACTATTAATCTATCTTTTAAGTTTGAAGAAAAAGCTATTGTACCATCTCTTTCATTCATATTGAACCAACCGTTTCTTTGAGCGTATTGCGGTTCGTTGCCATATCTTTGTCCAAAGAAAGGATTACCTGTTAGGTAATTGTCGTAAGCCCCATAATCTAAAATATCGATGTTCCCATTTAACAATCGGTCATTAGCATTTGCCCATCTTTCAATAGTTATAGATGTACCCTCTAGGTTATCACCCACGCTGTCCATGGTCGGTTGTCCTGCAGCATCTTGAATAGGCACTTCGTACGGGCTAGTAGTTAAATTATTAGCGGGGTATATAGGATGCTTAACTCCCAATACGTCTATGTAAGATATAGCCGTGTAATTAACGTAATCTTGGGGTATTATAACACTTAAGCTAGGTGGTATGTTTAATTCTTGAGACTTAATGCTTTTTAGGGTATCATAGCTAAATTCCTGTAATCCTCGTTTAGCGTGGAATATTACATCGGTTCTTTTAACATCCCCTATTAATTTGTGCTCTCCTACATAAGTGGCTATAAATCCATTAATAACATCGTTTAAAGATGTATACGAGTAACTACCGTAATTTTCTTGCACAGTATCACCAAAAGCCGTTTCGTTTCCAAAACTTCCCCCGTTTAACATTTTTAATTGTACAGCTATAAAATGACCTATGGCAGGCAAAGCTCCTACCAAACTTAGGGTATTACCAGAAACAGTATAGGGTCCTGGATATTCAGTGTAACTCCCAGCTAGTCCTGTAGTGCTAGTATATACTTGAAAATTGTTTAAAGCATAACCAGGATCAGTAACGGTTGAAGATCCAAATATTAAGTTAGTATTAAATGTTGTAGTAACAACGCCCGTGCCGTCAGATATAAATCGTTGAGCTCCTGCGTAATATTGTTCATTAGTTTCGGTTATTAAACCACCATTAGGTATAGGCATATCTTACATTGTTGAGCGTTGATTTTCTTGTTGCACTTGTTGTGCTGCTATCTGTACTATAGAAGGATCTCGTATTACAACTCCGGAATAAAGTAATATCTTTAATATAATATTAGCTTGTTCTGTTTTAGCTAACTCAAAGTTTACCGAGTTAGTGGGATTGTATTGGTAATAGTTTTGTCCAGTCGGAATTGTAAAATTCCATGTAACGTCTACTGGCTTTCTTAAATAACTAACACTTATATCCGTTGTAATAGTTTGAGGATACAAGTATAATTTGTGGTCTTCAAACAAATATATTGGATACGTTTGTGTTGGAGCTATTAAAGGGTTTTTGTTTATGTATAGAAGCTCGTTTCGCTGTGACAGCTGTGCTTCAGTAGAATCTTTATATATAACTGTACCTAACTTGTAAAAGTCCTGTGAAGTCGCCGTAACAATTATAGCGGCGTTTAAAGCTGGTATAGAATTAAATATAATGTTAGCGCCACTTATAGTGAACGCTGTAGTAGATACACCGTTTATTGTAACTGCTATTACACTTGTTTGTAATTGCGAAGATGTTATTGATGTAAAAGGAAAAGATATTGAAGTTGCATTTCCTGTGAGTGTTTGAGTGGCTACTCCTGCCCCTGAAGTTGTAGGTAAAGTAAAATACTTTCCTGCTGACACATAAGTTGTTGTGCCGTATTCTTTAAATATAGATATATTGTGGTCGATGTTTTTTACACGATCCGCGTATTCCGTATCATTATCTGGTCTGCGTATTTGCATATTAAGCATATCAAAATAGCTCTCAAAAATCTCTAGTTGTACTTGCGTTGCAACCTTATTAAATTCATCGGGAGTTAAGTTACCTCTCTGCTCTTTATTCAGAATTAGTAACACTGTTTTATAAACTATATCTACATTTACTGCCATCTTATTTCTTTTTATTATAAATATTAACCGACCTCAGTGATGAAGCCGGCTAAAATTAATTCACCATCTATAATATAATTACGTGTTTTTTTAAAAAACTACTAATTAATCTTTTTTTCTATAGATCGGAATACTTCCCCTCCTTCGTCTGTCTTAAAGTATGCTGCCATTGCAGAATAAGGGTTCTCATCAAATGGTACGTTCATTAGCTTTCTTCCGTTAGATGCCCAAGAGAATGTTCTTTGATCTTGAGACAGCGTAATAATGCCGGCTTCAGTAGCTTTAATAGCCGTATTTCTAAGGCCAACGTTTTCGTCTTGCGCTAGTTCTAAAAATAGCTCTGGGTTGTTTCTTGCAAACAATCGTAGATCTCTTTTTATTTCTTTAGAAGACAATTGGTTTACAGCTGTACCCATTTCTACACGAAGTATTGCTTCCGCATCATCAATATCCATTTCTCTAGCAAACACCGCTGCATCTGTCTGCAAATCAAGCAGTTCTAAATCATCGTAAGCTTCTTCTTCTGGATTAAACTCATCGTATATTCTGCCTTTTAAAGGGTGATACAATGAAAGTAACTTTTGTAGATTTTGTTTTTCTTTAGGAACTCTTAAATCCCCGTTTTTAAACTGTATGTGACCCATCGTAGCTTCTCCTTTTTGATTTTCTTTAAAAGGTGAATCGTGATTGGTTGCATATCTAATTTCTTTTTGTTTTCCGGTTTCTTCATCAAAATATAATAGGGCATGTTTTCTTGTATGTTTCCCTGGTATAGTGTGAGTTAAAGGTGTATGCCTTCCGGTAAGATAGTATATTCTATCTTTTATTTCCCACCCCGATTTAATCGGAGCTTCTTCTACCTCTTCTATTGTTTCAATAAAGGTAGCTTCTTGTGTTGTAACTTCTTGTACAACTTCTTTAATTTTCGCAGCTTTTTTAGCTACTGGTTTTTTATTCGCCATAATATGATATAATTAAATAATTTAAAAAGTAAAGTAAGAGTGCCCGAAGGCACCCTCATCTCTACATTAATTTGAATCCTTAGATTCCTCTGAATAGTACAAAGTTGTTTGCAGCTTGTGTTACTAAACATCTTTCAGATAGGAAGTTTACTTCCATTGCATCAAGAGTTGAGTTACTTGCTCCACCAACAGATCCTGTTAACCAAGACTTCATTCTACGGTCATCAGTTTCAGAAGCTCTGTATCGTACGTGCAAAAATGGACGTCTGATATTTGTTCCTAATACTTGATCGTAAACAGTAGAAGTTCCAGCTGGTACTAATACACCTTCAATTGAATTTACTCCGTTGATTGCTCCACGAGTAGATGCATCATTTAAGTATTTCCAATCTGTTTTGTAAAAGTCATAAGATCCTCTACGGAACCCACTGAATCCTAAATTCAAGGCCATATCTTCTGAATTTTCAAACAATCCAAAAGCAACTCCACCTGCAGGTCCACCTGAGATAGATGCTAGCATGTCATCAAAATCTAAAGCAGTTTGGCGTTGTAAGAATAACATGTTCTCTTCTATAGCACCTTGTGTATCAAGATTCTTAAGAATAGCGTCAAACTCTCCTAAACCTTGTGAGGCTGTAAAACCAGTCTCTACATTTCCTCTAGCCTGGATAGCAGCAAATAAACCTTGCGTACCTGGTTGAAGTAAATTTTGATTTGCTAATCCACCTGCATTTAGGTTTAGTTCTCCTTCTACCATTGCCATTTCTAGGTAATCTTCAAAACGTAAACGTGTTTCAGACTCAGCTTTTAAATACCATAGGTATCCATCTGTTCCGTCTTCAGTTGCTACATTTACCCATCCAATCTGTGCGGTATCTGATCCAGATACAACGTACTGATCTCTAATAATAATTGGAGAGTTTGAAAATTGCGTTAGCACAGGCTCTACAGATACTCTAGCGGCTGAATTCCCAGCTCCAGCACCAATAGTAGTACCTTTAGAATAATCAGAACCATAAACGAATATTTTAAGACCCGCTGGTGCTCCAAAAGTTGCTCCTAGTGTTAAACCACTATATAGCTGCACTGTTAAAGCTCCTGTTGCAGGCGCTGCCGTAGCTCCTGTTGCTGTAACGATACCTTTTGCTTCTGTTCCACTTGCTGGATCAAGAATAACAATTGTATCATTAATAGAAATTACATTAACTATTCCTGCAGCAATAGGAATTAATAAACCTGTTCCAGCAGCTCCTCCCACAACAGTAACGTTAGCGTAAGAGATGTGTAAACGGTTTTGTTCAGACCAAATAACTTGATCAGATGTCATTGGCATTTCAGCACCAACCATTTTTAAGAATCCAGATAACGTACGGTTTCCGTAACGCTCTACTTCTGCTTCATAAATTTCTGGTAAGTATTGTTGTGCAAAATCTGCAAAATTTCCAGGAACTCCGGCTGCTCCACCGTTGTTGTTCCATTGCAGGTAATTACTCGCAAGTAATTGGGGTGTTTGTGTTGGGACTATAGACCCAAACTGTGGTAATAAACTCATAATTTTTAATTTTTAAACTTTTTAATTTTTAATTTGGACGAGTCCGCTCCAGAAACTGATTTTACTTTGTATGCTCCAAACCTAGCACCATCTATGGGCGCAGCTTTTCTGGCCCCGCTAGATGTATTATTAGATTTGTTTACCACATCTCTAATAGCATCGGCTTTACCCTGTTCGTAGAAGTGATTTGCCATCTTATCGGCATTTGCACCCGCATACAATGCTTTGTGATACCCTGCGGTATCTTCAATCATACCATCTTTTCCAAGAAACTTTCCTATAAAATTACTGATGTCTGATTGTTTTTCTGCTACCTGTGAAGCGTTTTGTACGCCATATCTAAACTTCTTATCCCCTAAATCAAAATCGAAACCTTCAAAATTTTCATTAAGTAATTGATTAGTATTGGCTTTAAACTTTTCGTGATTAACGGTGTTTCTTTCCTGGTCCTCTGTATATCGACTAAAAAAGTCCGATGCTTTCTTCTGATCTTCAGACAATGATGGCGAGCTCAACTTGATCTCGTCATAATACTTGTCTTTAGTTTCTTTTAAAAACGTACGGGCTTTTGCAACCTCTTCTTTATATGCAAGTTTTTTTCTTCGGATATCTCGCTCCTCGTCTAAGTCTTCGTCAAAAGCGAAGTTGTCATCGATCATAAAATCAATTTCGTCCGCGCTTAAGTGAGATTTAGTATTCTTATAATATTCTTTTACTAATACATCCCGATCTATATCGTCATAATTAGTATTTAATCGAAGGTAGTCTTGCATTGTTCCACCTGTTTCACGCATAAAATCCACTAACTTAGTAACATTTTCTGGCAATTCTGGTTGAGGTGCAACTGGCTCCTTTTTTATTTCTTTTTCTTCTGGCTTACTTTCTTCGGTAACTTCTTTAAGGATTGGTTCGGATGTTCCTTCGACCATCGTCGGGCCATCTCCGGCTGGTTCATGTACATCCACTTCCTCTGCGCTTGGCTCTTGAACGGCATCTATTCCTTCTTTAGGTATTACTACTCGGGTTATATTGCTTGGGACATTTACTAGTGGCTCTTTATTTTTTGCAGCTATTTGTCCTTCTGTCAATTTTGGTTTAGATTTGATCTTAAAAGATCCTTCTGTTTTTTCACTCATGATATGATATTATATAATTATTAAATACGTACTTACTGAGGATTGAATTGCGATAAATCAAATCCTCCAAGGTTGTCATTTCCTGCGGATTCAAAATTCTTAGGCAATCCTTGTGTTTGTCTTTGCTCTATTAATTCGCTTTGCTGTGTTCCTTCTTTTTCTATTCTTTTGTCTTTGCGATCTTCTATTTCTGCTTCCTTTGTTTTTGTAGACTGAGCAGCCATTTGAGCTAGTTGTAGATTATACTGAAATTCAGTGGCCATCAACTCTTTTTTAATTTGCGCCTCAGCTTGCATTCTTTGCATTTCAAAGTTTGACTTAGCTTGTTCTATTGCAACTTTTTCAGCTGTTAGTGCTTGTTGCTTCTGAACTTCTGCCATAGCCGCTTTTTCAGATGCTTGAGCATTTGCTTGTGCTTGTGCTTGTATATTCTGTTGCACCAAGGCTTGTTCTCTTTCTTGCTTTTTCTTACGCTTAAGTTTTAGCATTTCGTTTGCAAGCTTAAGATTTTTAATCTGATTAATATCTATAGAATCTTCTATATCAATTTCTTTTGTTTGCAAAGCAATTTGTATGTTCTTTTGTAATTCTGCTCTTTCCTCATCATCTGGTTCCATTTCTAAAAATATACCAAAGTCGTGCAAGTTAAGATTCTCAATCTCTTTCAAGGTCTCTACATTAAAAGTAGATATACTATTCATTAACGAATTCTTTGTTAAAGGAAAGTTAAGTACATCGTTTATTTTTAATGATATGTTTTCACAAGTGCTTAAAGATATTTGAATACTAGCATCTTGTATATGCTTGGTAGCCGTATTAGAAGTATTGGCAGCCATTTTCTGTAAACCAACTAAAGCATTGGCATCAGGCATGCTTCCATCGCGCGCTTCATTTAATCCGGTCACATCCCTAATCATTTGCATGTTGTAGTTGTATGCGGTAATCAAAGATTGCATTTTTCCAATACCCGAAGAGCTAGACAATTCCTGTATAGGAACTTTACCTCTATTCATGTCTCCATCTTGAGTCATAGATCTACCTACTACAGATCCTGTTTGGAAATACATGTTCAATGCTTCCGTAGGATTATAGCTAGTTCCATTACCCAAATCTACTTCCGCTAAACCATCTACATCCAAGAATACTCCATCCGGCACCATTCTAGCTAATACCTGTTGCATTTTAAGATGCGTAAGTTGTATTACGTCAGCAAATCCAATACACTTACTTATAAGCGACTGTATTACTCCCTTGTACATTCTAGGTGCACACATTGAGTAACTCATTTCAACTCTCGTAGTATCTGCCAATGGCCTTGTCATGTTCTCAGACATTTCCCATTTAAGCATCATATTTGATCCAACTACTTTTGCTCCTTCGTATAACACTTCAATTGATCTTGAAACCCTATCAAAGTTGTCATTTGGAGGAGGATTGAAAGCGTCTGTTTTTTCAATAGCTTTTTCTAAACCGCTATCAGTTCTTTTAATTTTAAATACTTGATCCGTATAAGTTTTATATTCAAAATACATTACCTGAACGGTATTATAATCGTAATTTTCAAAACCTCGTATAAGTCTACGGTTACCTGGTGATTTTTGTATTCGTTCTAATTCCTCATTAGAAATGTGTGGAAATTCTTTTTTAAGTTCAGGAATGGTTATGGATTTAACTTCTCCTACATAATATATGTCATCAAAGTTAGGATCTTCTGTATAAGACCAAACACAATAAGCAGGATCAACATAATCAACTACAATTCCTTCTGCAGGATTAAAAGATGCCTTAGTAATTCCTATACCTATATTAACTAAATCCTGATTTACTCGAGCTTTTGTGAGATCAAACTCGTTGGTCGCTAGCACCGTATTTATGGCTTCTTCCTCTGCTATTTCTATAGCTGGCTTATAAGATAGTTGCATGTGCAAATCTCTTTCCTCCATAGACTCAGGCAATTCCGAATCGGACATACCTGATCTGCTTAGATCCATAGGTATAACTGAGCTAGCTTCTGCTCGAGCTTTTACTGTAAGCATATCAAAAAGAATGTTTTCTGCGTAGTCCGTTCTTTTCTTTAAAGATTCAGGATCTTGTGAGTATGCTGATATGTCGTATTGCTTCTGTGTAATTCCGTTTGCAACGATGTTTGAAAACTTAGAGAGTATTGGTACTGGCTTCCAATCTAAATTCAAGTAAGATAGATCGCCATTAATAGCTAATTCATCTTTGTACTTCTGCACGCTTTGTTCTCCTCTTGCATACAATCTAAGGTTATGAAAGTTATTCCAATTAGAAGCGTATCTATTGGATCCTGAACCTCCGTAGTTAAACCATTCCTGCTCAATAGCTCGTGAAACCTGTAATCCGTATTCTAGTGTAGCTTTTTCTTCATCGCTAACTACCTGATCGGGAAATGGACTATTAGTGTTTGTACTTACATTCATGTATTATATTATTTTTGAAGTAGTTCCCTCGTTATTGTATTTTTTAAACCCTAAAGAATATGTTTTCTTAGCTGTAAGTCCCTTTGGACTATACCTGTGTTTGTTACAAGCCATCAAAGCTAATCCAGAGCTTATAGAAGCATCGTGCTTAGTTCGATTATTTATATCAAATTTAGCCCAATCCTCTAATGTTCTTTGAAGATATACGTCCCCATATCCTTCTTTAGTCTGCCCTACAAAATCTTCTATATAAGTTTCAATAGCAGAGGCGTGCGCTTGTTTTATATCTTCACTTGAATTAGGTATACCACCTACTTCACGTTCAGCTAAGGACAACTTGTTATAAGTTCTGTCTGGTCTATTAATGCTAAAACCTCGGTATCCTCTTCGCTTTATATAGTAAAGCAATCTTGGTTTGTTATTTTCTGCTAGTATAGGCATTCCGTAAAACACCATAGCCATTAGCACGTCTTCAAAAAACATTTCAGCTGTTGAAGGTCTTGCAATGTATTCTAAAAAGAAATGGTTAGGAGGTACGTCCTCCATTGAAAACTTAGTTAATCCATGAAGTGCTCCGTTAGAACCTCCGCCACCAACGACACCACTAATATCGTAGCTATCACAACCAAAGGCACCCATGTGCTCATTTCCTGGATATTTAATACCATTCTTTATAATTAAATTATTTTGTTGTTCTTGATTAGGTACCCAGGTAATATAAAATCTACCATCTTTGTTTGGGTAGAACATTACTCTTGTATCTTTAATGCCGTTTTCCCATTGGAAGTTACCCTGTGTTACCATGGTATTGTTTCTTAACTCATCGTTGTAATCTATCTGTTGATAGATCTTTGTTAAGTTAAATATAGATTGTTTTGATTCATCTCTGAACGCGTGCTGTTCTGTTCTAGGAAACTGTCGGTAGTATTCGTTTAATGCGTCGGCATCGCCTTTTAATCCCTCTACTTCGTTTTCCCAATGACTTATAACTCCTTCGTCAATTATGTCCCCTTGAGGACCCACTATTTCTTTCTTAGGTGTTTCAAATACGGGCCAACCGTGTTCGTCAATAAAGCCTTCGTAATTCCATTCCATAGGAATAAACAATTTGTATAGACCTGTTTTTGTTTGACCGTTTTTGTTTCTTCTTTGTACGTCAGAATCGTCGTATAACTTTTTAAAGTTTTTACCACCTTTATCTAACGCGTTTGATGTTGACCCCATCATACATTTTCCGATAATCCTGCTACCTAATCTTAAACAAGTTTTAGTAACTCGCCAGTTGTTAAGAATATTGGTAGGTCTTTCCCATTTACCGCTTTCGTCGTGAACTAATAGTTTTAGTTTTTCCCCATCGTACGAGTTGTCCCCTGTGTTTTTCCAGTCGACCGTTGTGTCAAGACCCGCAATTTCTTCGGGCGTTGCGTTTGCATCAAGTTTCCTCCTCGTGAATTTTGAGGCCGGTACTCTGTACGCGAGTTCTGTTTTCGGACGATCCATTCCGTCCTGTATTGGTTTAAAGAAGAATGGATAGTTAACCGATATTGGTACAACTTTGTCTGTAAACATTTTCTTTGCATCGGGTCCAGATTTGGACAATATACCAAATCGAGCATCCGAAGATATTGTTGCTTGGTTAACCGTTTCGCCGGAAGCCATAAAAGAAAATCCCGATCTTCTATTCTTAAGGTAGCACATGCCATAGCTTCTTTTGTCTGCTTTGCAAGCTTCCCAGAATATATAAAATAATCTGTTTGATTCTCTAAAGTCGGGTTGCCCAACGTCAATCTTAGACCACTGCAGGTACATGTAGTGAGTACCAGTAATGTAAGTAGGATTGTCTTTGTTATAAAACCAGAAACCTTCCTCACGTTTATTAAACTCTCCGTCAATATACTCATACCAGTTTTCTTTAAAAATGTTAGGATACTTAACCCAATCAGCTTCGCTTTTTATTCTGCTCAACTCCTTTGGGTACTCGTGCGCCCTCCATTTGTTTTCGCCTTTGCTTAGGGTATCTTCTAATAGCGGCAGCGCAATATGCACGCCACTTATTAAATAAATATCTCCTATCTTACCGGTCTTGCTTATAACAATAACATCGTATTCTTTGTCATAACCATAAACCCATTTAGCATAACGATTTTTTTTCTTAATTGCTTGAGGCTTAATATAGTCTTTGACTATACTGTATAATTGCTGTTCATAAGCCATTATTTAGATCTACCCTCCGCAAAACCCTTAAAGGGCATTTTATTAGAAGACTTAGTTGCTTCTGCAATCATTCCTTCTTCTTCTTGTATTCTATTTAGTATTTCAAAAGCATCTAAAATACAAAGCTTTTTAGTAGCGGCAGCATTTTTAAGTCTGTCAGCAGAAATATCTTCTTCTGAGTCAACGATCTTTTCCTCTGCTACCTTTACTAATTCTTCAATTGCCTTGTGCCCAGCGGCTATTATACTCTTCTTCGTTTCTATCGGATCCATACTTTATAACAATATCATTTGATTTCATACAATACATAATCTGATCGTCTATAACGAATTCCCATTCACTGTTCGGCGTAAACCCTATTATGTCTCCTGGGTTGATTCCAGAGCTCTCTAAGGAGCTATTACCTATTTTAAGTATACCAATAAGGTTAGTTGTCTTTTCGCTGCTTAAAACGTCTTTATTTTTAACAGGTGCTACAAAGCATCTATCTCCAAAAGATTTCCAGGTATCTGCTTTCTTATATAAGTAAACTTGATCTGTACTGCAAAAAAATAGACCGTCTTTTAAAAATGATCTACTATTCTTTTTGATTCCTTTCATGTCGTAAAATACCCTGAACACATTATGATGTATAATAATTAAGTCCCCTTTTCGTATTGGTGTTGCAAATGCAACAGGTGTTTCAATTACCTCAGCAATATTGTTAACATGCTTAAAACTTTCTATAGAGCTGTTTGTTACAAGGGTATGCTCTCCAACCTTAACTTCGTTATCATATCTTCTGCCTACCGGCTTTATGATAAAATCATATATACTTCGCATTAATACTCTAGGTCATATTCAACGGATATTGCCATGTTAGAATTAAACTTCTTCCATGGCATTACCTCATCTACTTTCTTTATAAATATATTATAAGAATTATCAGACTCTTCAAACATTATATGAGAAATTTCGTGGCCACCGTAAACTGTCTGTTTAACAGAGTAATGCATTGCTTCGTTTTTATAGTCAGCCCCGATACTAATTTTTCTTATAACACTTCCCATAACCTTACTCCTTAGATGCTACTTCGATTTTCTCGTAAGTTCCATCGGAAAGGTTAATATTAATTGCTCCGTAATTTGCTTCAACATCTTTTTTTACTTCGTCCATGTCTTTTTCAAGTACACTAACTTGGTAAATAGCTTTAGCTTTTTGTACTTCTAATACACCGATGTTAGCTAAATAAGATTGCAATTCTGTTTGAATTTTTGT